TAGGAGCTTGTTAGCCCGCGCTTCTTGTCGATTAGTGACATTACTCTCCCAAGGATGTCACTGCTGCACTATTTCCCTAATACTCCTCTGGAGATAGGTCCCAGTCGTAGCGAAGCATTTGTAAGTAACTTTGAAGGTGATGTGTTTCTGGAGTTTGTCCCTAACTACAATCCAGTAATGGGCAGTGGCCGGGTAATTCCTTTTGAACCGCGTAAAGCGATCCAAGCATATCGCGCTTCTCATTTCAACTATAACTGGACTAAAGAGATCCAGACCGTTTATAACAAAGAGCGTAACTTGATTGTTAAGAGTTACGGCATGTTTGACCGGATGTTTGTGCAACGTCCAAGTATCTTTGTTAATTACGAAAAGTATTACAACCATTTCAACGCTTTGATGGACGGTATTAATACTGAGGTAAATCGTCCTGGCATGAATCAGCGCATGCAGTATATGCGCATTGACTTGCCTATCAAGTTTCCTGGGTTTAACGATTTGATGATCGACTATGATCATTACATCAGCAACTTTAACCTAAGCACTAAACGTCCTGTGCCAAGCAACCAAACTGTTCGCATGAACAAGGCAGAGGGTAGTTACTGGCTTCTTGATTTCATGGCTTTTGCTTTTGGTGATTACGAGTACAGTTTGTTTGACAAGTTGGACGATGACGCATTGCGCACGTTGCACGTCATCTTTGTGTTTGATAGCCGCTGCCTGGTTGTCAACATGGGTACTATTAAAGAGTGGCTTGACCAAGAGAACGATAAAAAGTTCCTGGCTAAGTTAGCTGAAGCGGATATCGCTCATGCGCTAGAAAACGAAAAGCTAGTTGCTGCCGGAAAAGCACCTAGCGAAAGGAAAACTGTGAGTCGTCGTTTGGGTCACCCTAAACGGTTAAACGCAGCTAAACGGTTTTATCTTGCGCTGATGAATCTCTCTAAGGGTGGCATCACTGAGGTAGAGAAGGAAAACCCTGACAAGGATGATTCAGATGGAGAAGCACAAGCTACCCCGTTGGCTAAGGGACAGACAGGCCGCCAGGAAAAAGAAAGCAGCCGACAAGAAGAAGGAACGGTTAACGACGACGTCAGTAACGAAGATGAGAGCGGCAATGATAATTCTCATGGCAATCCTCTTCTTGCTGCTCTCGCAAAAAATATCGTACGCGATAAAGCACCAGATGATGAGCAAGGAGACGAGGGAAGTCGAGATATTGTTGAGAGTGATTCGGAATGGAACTCGGCAGTAGACGACAAGCTCCTGGAACAGGAAACTTCTGTTGCAGAAATCTCCGTTAAGGAAGATCCATTTGCATCTCCAGAAGACGGCATCGCGCTAGCTCTGGAAGAACGTGCACGCACCACTGGTAACCTTAGTGTTGCAGAGCAGCAGTTCTTTATGCGAAAAGGTACTCAGTTCAAGCATATTGAAATGGGTAACGGCCAAACGCTTGAAGAGTTCATGAAGGTATCCCCAGAGGAACTGAAAGAGCTTAAAGCTGATGGTTTGATTACCGGTGAGTTTATCACCATCCTTGACGAGAGCATGCTTCAGTCAAAAGCTAAGGTGCTTAAACAGACCTATGCCAAGAAGTTCCTGCATAAAGACATCGCAGCTATGGCGGTTAACATTCAAAACGCCGGTGTTGCACTTAACAACTTTAAGTTGGAAACGGTTACCAGTGTTGAAGGTGAGTATGACGTTCTTAGCGTTCAATTCCACCCTGTCAATGGTGATCAATCCACTCACGTTATTCGGTTCCCTACGGTCCAGGATGACGCTACCTTTACGGTAGACGGTGTTAAGTCACACATGCAGCTGCAACGTCGTGAGCAACCAATTCGCAAGATTGGTCGAGCTAAAGTAGCTTTGAGTAGTTATTACCCAAGCCGCTTTATGGTTACCCGTAGTCGGAAGGTTGCCCAAGACCTGGGGATCTGGCTGAGTAAGCAGGTTCTTAAACAAGGTGAAGCTGGGGTCCTTACTTTTAACCGTGGTAGCCAGTTTGATCAAAGCTATCCAAGCCCTCGTATCTACAGTGCGTTGGCTACTCGTTTCCAATGGATTAAAACCAAAGACTATACCTTCGACTTCCGATTGGCAGAATTACTGGAGAAGCATCCTGAGTTCAGCAAGTTCACGAAGAAAGATGGTTTCCTGATCGGTGTTAAGGGTAAAGAGCCTTTGACTATCGACAGCTTTGGTAATATCTTTAAAGGTGATGAGGACGTAGGTACTATTGAAGAGTTAATGGGTTTCACGTTGGCTAAGGCGCCTCTTGAATATGCATCCATTAACATCAGTGGTTATCTGTTTCCAATCGGTGTTGTTCTTTGTTGGTACTTTGGTATCACAAAACTGCTTGAGGTGACTAAGGCCACCACTCGTAGCGTTCCAGCTGGGACTCGTCCTAAGTTGGCAAGCGATGAATACGCAATTACCTTTAACGATGAGTATTTGATCTTTGATCGTCGTGAAAAGTTTGCCACCATGATCTTTGGTGGGTTGGTTGGTCTTGGCAACATCAGCAACTTTAGCAAAAGTGATTTGAACAACAATGGTGTCTGGGGCCCGCTCATGGCTGACCCTAAAGTTAAGGCTCGTCATTTCAAAGAGATGAAGAACACTTACGACCTGTTTGTTGATCCGATTACCAAAGAAGCTTTGCGTCGTCTTAAGTATGCCGATTCTTGGCACTACCTACTGCTTGATGCTGTAGAGCTGCTGGAGACTGATCAGACTCGTAACGAAGTAGAGCTTGAAGAACAACGTATTGTCGGCTATGAGCGCTTTGCAGGTCACCTGTATGGCGAGTTCTGTGAGGCAGTGCGGAAGTACAACAACAAAGGGACTGATCGCAAGTACAAGCTTGAGATTAACCCTGACGCGGTTACCATGAAGATCATTACCGATACGTCGGTAAACTTGGTTGAAGAAGTAAACCCGGTTCACCAATGTAAAGATCAGGAAGAGGTCACTTTTGGTGGTACGGGTGGTCGTAGCGAGATCACTGTTGTAGAGCGTGCTCGTATTCAACTTCCAAGTTACAAAGGTCGGATCAGTGAGGCTAACAAAGATAGTGGTAAGGTAGGGTTTGTAACCTACACTACCAGTGACCCTCTAATTGCAGACTACCGTGGCAACATGGACATGCTCGGTAAGCCTTCTTACACTGGGCTGATGTCTGTAACTGGTAACCTGTCACCCTCTATTACCAAGGATGACTCTAAACGTCAAGTCTTTGTGTCTACGCAATGGTCGCAAGCAGTTAGTGCTAGCAACTATGAGTGGAGCACCGTGCGTACCGGCTACGATTCTGTATTGGCCCACCGCACCTCCACACTGTACAGCAAGGTTGCCAATGACCATGGCCAGGTAACGGGTGTTGAGAAAGACCAGTTGCTGGTTACTTATTCCGATGGCACTACCGACAAGTATCCTCTTGGATTTGTTATTGGGGAAGCGAGTGGTGAATACCACAGGCATACCCGTGTTACCGATCTTAAAGTTGGTGACAAATTCAAGAAGGGTGACGTTATTGGTTGGGATGAGCAGTGGTTTAAGCGAGATCCTTTTAACCCTGGGCAGGTTGTTTTGCTCACAGGTTACCAGGTTCGTATTGCCATGGTTGAAGACCAAGACACGTATGAAGACTCCATTGCAATGTCGCGTGAGCTTGCATCCATCTTCATCACTCCGTTCCTTAACCCAGTTCCATTTACCATGCAGGCCAATCATTCGATTGCTTTGCGGGTAAAGATTGGGGACGAAGTCGATTATGATGCGATTTTATGCGAAATCGAAGACAGCGCCGCTTTTGGCGGTACGTCTGAGGTACAGGATCTTTCCAACGAAATTAACCGTTTGGGCATTCGCCAAATTCGCTCTAAGAACCACGGCACCATTGTGGACATTGATGTCAAATACAACTCCCCTTTTGAGGAGATGTCCGAGACAATTGCAAAACTGGTTAAGGATGGTGACAAGAAGCGTAAACGTTTCATGGAAACTGAAGGCAAGAAGCCAGTAACTGGGGCTGTCAACAGTAACCTTAACGTAGCTAAACCTGTTATCCCGCCTGGACTGGTTGCAATCACCATCTACATCGAGACGTTGGACGGAAGTACAACGGCTGACAAATACGTTCTTGGCAATCAGATGAAGGCAACCACTGGTTATGTGATGCCTAAAGCTATTTATACCAAGAGCGGTAAGCGGGTGGATGTCAAGAAGAGCTTTAAGGGTGTACTCAACCGGATGGTTAACAGCTTGCGTGACGAGGCTGTTACCGGTGAGCTGGTTTCCGATGTTTCTCTTCAGGCTGCAAGAATTTACAGAGGTAAATAAACAATGGATTACCGATTGCTTAATGCAATCCGGGACTTTCAGGTCGCCTCGCAAGAGTGCGACCTTTACTCCGGATCAATTGACGGCAAATGGGGTAAAGGTAGCGTTGTTGCTGCCACCGCCATTTTTACTGATTACAATCAACGTGTTAACGGTGGTCGTCATCCGATCATTCCGTTTCCCATCCCAGCTACTTGGGATGATGGTAGCGAAGCTATTAAGGTTATCCAACGTAACCTGAAACTGTTGAACCTTTACTCCGGTGACATTGACGGTGTTTGGGGTGAGGGTAGCAACGCTGGCCTGCTCAAAGTGTTTAACAGTTATCGTGCTTACAACAAGATTCGCGGTTATGACCTGGCGTACAGCACTAAGGTGCCTGCTGAGTTCCTGGCCAAAGTTAAGTCTTGGGTTGGCAGGAAAGGTTACTGGGCCCGTGCTGGTTCTGACCTGATGGCTTGCATGAAGTTTGAGTCGGCTGGTACTTTCAGCCCTACCATTCAGAATCAAGGTGGTGCTCAGTACTTTGGTCTGATTCAGTTTGGTAAAGATGCCGCCACTGACCTGGGTCTTACCCTTGATCAAATTAAGGCCATGTCGCAGTTGGAACAATTGGACCTGGTCTTCAAGTATTTCGAAATGTGGGAGAAGCGCGGTAAGGTCTACCGTCGTCTGGAAGATTTCTATCTGACTATCTTCTATCCTGCTGCTGTTGGTAAAGGTCCTAACGAAGTTATCTTCCGTCGTGACTCCACCGATCGCATGAACGCTAAAGGTTATGTTCAGAATAAAGGTTTTGATGCGGCTAACACCGGCGTCATCACCGTTGGTCAAATTTGCGAGCGGATGTATTCGGAGTATTACGAAGGTATGCGCCTTACCAACCGTGTTCGCGTAAACACTCTCTACTGATCCAGGGGAATGGTTCATGTCTAAAGATAAATTGATTGGTGATGTTATCACCATCGCAAACACAACTGAGCTGGTGAAGAACACCATTGCTAAGTTGGGTTTGACCTACATTGCCCCGCTGGAAGAGTCTGTTCAAGACGAACAAATCAGCAAGGCTGTCATCCGCCGTATCAAGAAAGGGGCTAAGCAATGATTCGTCCATCTAGCATTGCCCTGGCAGAGCTGATCGCGGTTACCAATCCCGAAGTACATCCAACGGACATTATCGAGGGGCTCAACGGCGAGTCGTTTGGCATGGTTCCTTATTCGGATAACTACCGGAAAGAAATCGTTGCCGTTACGACCAGCGACAATAATGAGCACACTGCCTACATGGGCGCTTCTAGCACCCGCCTGGCAGAGATCATTACCGAGTCCATGGAGAACATCAGTTCTTTCGGTAAACCGTTTGCATCGCTGCTCAGCCAACGTATCGCGGTTGTTTATAACCGTAGCCAACTGAGTCGCATTGCCGGCCGTTACTTCGGTCCGTCGTTTACTTCGTTGGACGATCAGTTCTTTTCTTCTGACCTGTTTCCTACTTCCTTTGAGAACGACGGTTACAGCTACGACGCAATTGATCTGAGCGTGTTGAGCAAGTTGACTTTCGACTATCCAACTAGCGATCAGGTAACTGAGTTTGTTGGCAGCACGTATCCAGACATTGTTGAAGTTCTGCGCGATCGTGACCACACCGCCAGTTCGGCAGCTGAAGTGATCGGTAACCTGGACTCACTGAAAAGCATGTTGGTTAACAACAACAACGTGTTCAACTTCAATCAGCTGAAATCCACCAACTCCGAGCTGCTGCTCAAGATCTACGTGATCCTGACCCGCATGTACGGCTCTACTGCTCCAGTGCCGTGGCTCAAACAAGGTCAGCTGTCTGATTATCGCGAGTACGTAAACTTCCTGTGGAAGGGTCTGACTCGTTACATCATTAAGCTGCGCAGCGTTATCAAGCAATACCAAGAGCGTGAGCTGGTGTTGACTGAGGTTCGCCCTCCTCGTTTGCTAGAATCCAAGGAAGAGCACGAATCGGGTGTCATGCTGATCGACGTTGAAGCGACGGTCTACTACACCGATGCTTACCTGGAAAAGGTTACCTCTGGTGGCAACTCGATTACTGAAGTAATCTTGGGTTACTACTGGAACCGTCTGCGTGGTGGAAACGCCACTATCAATGACGTGATCAACGATCCAGGTCGCTTCCAGGCAGAGTGTGGTGCGTACTACAACTACGTTCACGAAAAGCTCCAGAGCCTCGGCTACAAGGTTTTTGTGAAGATGGGTATCGACGCTATTGTCGAATACATCTCGAGCAATGAACTGGTCGCAGAGCGTTCTGCCGAGATCCGTGGTAATCGCGGTACTCTGTTGAAGACCTGGGTGACGTCGACCTTTGGCGCAGAGCTGGAGCAGTGCTACAACCAAGTGGTTGCACTGAAAGTTGGTACCAGCGACGCAATCAGCTCCGAAGAAGAAATCGGCGCCACGCTGACTGATGTGATCATGTCTTCTCGTCTGGTACCTCTGTTCTTGCGTGCACTTAACTGCACGTTAGCTGCTCAGTTGCTGGAAGATACCTTTATCACTCAGTCTGGTGAAGACAACATTGTGGACCAGCGTCAGCGCCTCCACGTAGCTGTCATTAACCTCATTGTGGGGATCTCTCTCGAATGAACCCACTTGGCCTGAAACGGGAAGAGAGCGCCTCTTTCAGAAGCAGGGCCATCACGGTACTACCTGACAAGTCTGTTATCGCAAATCGCCGACTGGATGTTTACGTCCCCAAGCGGTTTGTTGATAACGGAATGGCTACGGTTAGTGACAAGGTCCATACCGCTGCCGTGTTGGGGTTGGTTATACCGGGGGAGAGTTACGCTCCCCTGATCGCCCTGATGGACATTACTTTGGTTCCTTTGAACATCCGAGAGGCTAGCATTGAGGGTGTGCCGTATCTGATTCTTGAGTTTGAAAAGGGTGACACCGTATTTGACAGTTTGGAAGTTATCCAAGATCCTAACAAACCGTTTGCGTTCATGTTGGAGTTTTATTACTACGCCAAGATCCCTTGGTATGTAAACCACCTTGACGTACTTGGTATGTTTGACTACGCCAAGGCTGAATGTGGCAGTGAAGTTGGTAGTAGCTTGCAGGTTGTTCGAGTACTCACCTCAATTATGTTTCGCGACCCCGATGACCCCTTCAAGGCATATCGGTATAGTGAGGCTGCAAAAGAAGGTAGACCTCCTCTAATCATGGGTCTTAACAACGGCAGTGTTTTGATCGACGGTACGTTTGCCAAGATTACAAGTGGTTATCTCCAAGATAACACCTTGGCTGCAATTGTTAACCCTGATGACAAGGTAACGGACTACGAAATGATTATGAGGGGTATTCCTACATGAGCAAGATCATTACTTTCGGGAGCACGGTACTCGATGCCGGCACTCGGGGTATCATCAAACCGATGGAGCCAGGTGGGCATTATTACCTGGTTAACTCGGGTGGTTTCAACATCGAGAACCGGAGCGGTATTAAGTATCGCTTCAACCAGTATCTGAAAGAGTGCATGCGCCCTGACAGTGATCTCAACCGTCGTATTAGTGAAGGTCAGCTCCAGTGTGAACTGGGCCACCCTCCACAGTACTACTGGGAGTGGATTAACGGGCGTATTGTTCAAACCCCTATCACTGATGTGTTCCAGTGGATTCATCGTCTTCGGACAATCCTGGAGCCTAACGTGTGCGGTTCTATCCGGAAGATCCATTGGATCATGACGGGTGGTGACAACGATCCTGTACACAACAAGATCGAAGTTCGTCCTTTTGGTGTGCACGCACAGATTCTGAAAGACAGTCTGGAAGATCCAGACATGAATACCGCTTTCAGTATCCGTACTGTGACCAAACCGCAGAAAATGGGTGATCGTGTTCGTGAAGTTGATTTCTTCACTGGCTACGATAAAGTGATCGAACAAGGCATGTTGGAAGCATGCAAGTACCGGACTTCTGGTTTGGAAGACTTCATGTCTCACCAACTGAACGCCGCTCCTGCTGAAATGCACATTAACGTTGATGAAGCTATCTACGTTTGTGAGCGTGAGATGCAACGTGAAGCATTCCAGATGCGCTACGCTGGCACTGAGGATCACAAGCAACTGGTAACCATGATCGAGCAACTGAAAAAGACGTATCGTCATAGTGACCCAGTCAAGCTGAAAACCACTAACGCATTGAACGTGTTCTAATAAGTACCTAAGGTGGGGAAACCCGCCTTAGGCTTATAGTTTATTTTTGCTACTTAGCAATGGTATACCCAAACCGGGTACAAATCACTTTTTGTTTGGAGTTACATCATGACCCCTGAGTTTATCGCCGAACAGCGCAACATTCACATCCTGGACGGTATCGCAATGGTTTCTACCCTTCGTGAAGCTGCCGGCGCTATCGTGGTTTTGCAAGCACTCCTGGAGATTTCCAAGGATGAGTGGAAACGCACCTACGACGCCGCCAAAGGCACTCACCTCATCAAAGACAACACTGTCGGCAGTTTGAAGTCTGATGCCATCTTCACTTACATCTCCAAAGTGGTCAAGACCTATCTGAGCGCCGACGGCATTCGTTCCACGGCCTGGACAAAGAACACCATCAGTAGTGAAAACTTCACTACCAAGACCATTGCTGGCATCTTGGCAGGCTCCCCTATTTCCAGCCACGAAGACCTCTTCCGCCCTGTGGCAACTCGTCTGCTGGGTTTTGATGACCAGTTGGTTGAAGCAGCAATCTCCGGTGACAGTCTGGTCCGCGCTACTGCGCTGGTAACTTACCTGGCCAGTCGTTTTGACCTGAGCGAAAGTAAAGAAGACATCCTGGATATGTACGACCGGGAAATCAACTTCATTGATGCACTGATCATCACGCAGGGTCTGACCCCTCAGTTCTACATCGACAAGGTCAACGCCATCGTTGCTTACCTGAGCAGTGAGCTCGAGCATGGCGACCCGCACGTTGTCAATCCGCTGAACCTTTTGCGCCAAGAATAATTCAAGTCTATATTACTTAGATGACCACGCAGGCAATTGCCTGAGGGGAAGTGTACCATGCTTTTCCTTGTTGTCTAAGTAAACTCAATTTCAATCCCCCGATAAGAGAGAACCGCATGTCTTTGAACAATGAATACGTTAAGTTGATGAGCGCTGGCACCAAGAACCTGGTAGACAATGCCACGTTCCACAAAGCCACTGCAACCGTCACCTTTGACGCATCCAAGCTGGAACTCCCAAAAGGCATCACCGCTGACTCGCTGCAAACCCACGTATCGTTCATCAACGACACCTCTGGCCAACTCCGCAATGCCGTTGCTGAAATCGCCCGTACTGAATTCGGCAACAATGACAAGCTGACCACGCTCGACGGCGCGCTCGAATTCGGCGGTGTCACCTGGAACAGCGCACACCACCTAAAACAAAACCTGGGTAACGACGAGCACATCTACGGCGGTAGCACCACTAC